AGATTTGGCTGAAGCATCGTGGCACTTGCTTGCTGCAGCACGTCAATCTTGGCGCTTGTAATTTTGACAACTTGCAAGGCGCTTTTATTGAAGGCATGCAGCAGCTTGTTGATCTCCATCCCAATACGGGCGTGGGCGATACTGGAGAATATCTTTCTCCCACCATTGATAAACAAATTGGCTTGGGCGTGCTGGGCTTGGCCAATTTCCTTGCCATTCATGGCATTAGCTATGAAGACTTTGGAAAGGCCCTTGAAGCTTATTTGATGGATGATCCTCATCCTTGGTGTCACTATTGGAAAGACATGCCTGCCGGCGAGGCTGTGTGGCAATTAGACCAAGGCATTCAGAAAGCAGCAGAAATTGCCCGCGAGCATGGCATGGAGCGTGCTTTCTGCATCGCCCCCACTGCATCGTGCTCTTATCGCTACCTCGACACTCGCGGCTTTACCACTGCCCCTGAAATTGCTCCTCCCATTGGTCGCATTGTTGATCGTGATTCAGGCACGTTTGGCGTGGAGAGTTTTGACTATGGCGAAGTGGAAATTGCTGCTGAAGTGGGCTGGGGAAATTACAAGCGTGTTGCTGATGGCATTGTTTCTCTTTATCAACGCACTGGTCTTTTCCATGGCTATTCTTTTAATAGCTGGTCAGACTTGGTAATTTATGACGAAGCATTCCTTCGTGATTGGCTAGAATCATCTCAGACGAGCCTCTATTACAGCCTGCAAGTCCTGCCTGATACTCAGCGCAAGGATGATGCATATGCTGCATTGGACGACGATTTTAAGAGCATGTTTGGCTTAGACGAAGAGTCTGAAGCTGGCGGATCTTCTGCGTCTTGCAATTTAGAGGCTGGATTTTGCGCTGCCTGCGCTGAATGATAAAGAAAAAGGGGGCTTGCGCCCCCTTCGCTTTCCTCACACACCATTGAATGATACTACGACCATGACCGTCAAGAGCCCCTATCTGTCCATGATTGCCAAGAAGCGTCCTTGGCAGGCTACTCCCGTGGATAATTCACCCGTCAAGGAGGGTGCGGAGGAGACGCTTTACAAGGCTCTGGCTCTTCGCCACATTGAACTTCCTGTGAAAGACTTGCTGGAGCAGGGGCTCGCCAAGGATCTTCCGTCAACTCCTGGCGTTGTTGAAGCTTTGCGATCCAATCAGGCCGATGAGGAGCGCCACGACGAGGCTTTGAATTATGTCGCTGCTGCTTATGGCACTGACGAAAAAGCCGAGCGCGAAGTAAAGCAAATTCTAAAAGCTTGGATGGAGCATCCCGCTCATCCAATTCATAAGGTTTCAATCATTGAGCGTAGTATTTTCTTTGTTGCGCTTCCCTTCTTTCGCTTCAACGGAAACATTGGCATGCGCACTGTTTCCGCCGATATTAGTCGTGATGAGCAGGTTCACTGCGGGGTGCATGGATTGGTTGCCAAGGAACTAAACGAGAAAGATTCTCAGAGCCTCAACAAGCTTCGCGCAGCTACTGCTGCTTGGCTTTTTGAGAAGCTTGGCAGTCATGAGGACAAGTGGCTAGATAAAGATGCTTGGATGAAGCGTTCTGAGCGTCTTTTCTGGGAAGGTAAGACATCTGACATGCAAGAAAGCCGTGCGTCTAGGATGATCAGTTTCTTTGAAAGTTCAAACGTGAACCTACCTATGTATTCTTAGAGACCTTTCCATCTTTGCCGACTTATCCATGCTATGCGGTAAGCCTTCCTGCATATGGGCAGGCTTAATGGTCAAGGCGCCTTTCGAGGCGCCTTTTGCTATGCTTGTTGAGTTCCCGCTCTGCTTTGCATCGGGCCGATAGAGTCCAAGCCTCTGTTCGTCCTTGAGGCGCTTTACGCTTGGACCATCCACTCCCCTCCATGCTTAGCTCCTAGACGGAGACTATTTTGTTGGCGCCAACAATATGGTTTCTAGGGATGATGCACAAACAGGAGGGGCCCTGACGGTTAAGTGTTGTGGTACACGCCAAGCTCATAGCTTGGAATACCAGGTTCGATTCCTGGAGCTGTCCTATGATGAGCTTTCTTCTCCATTGAACCATGGCACGGTTTCGCATCGTTCAAAAGCCGTCAGGGCTAGACCCACGGAAGCCCATGTATGAAGTGCAGGAAAAAGAGTTTTGGTGGTGGACTTTTCGCAACGTGTTTCACGATTTAAATGAAGCCGAAGAATGGACAATCAAATTAATTGAAAGTCTTGAGCGGCCATTTGTGAAAACTTGCGTGGTAGGTGAATATAAATAATGAGTGCTTTCGTCACGAGCGACACTCACTTCGGTCACGCGAAGATGATTGATTTCTTGAGGCCCGATGGCAAACCATTGCGTCCATTTGCATCGTGCGAAGAAATGGACGAAACCATTATTGAGCGATGGAACGCAAAAGTAGGAAAGCGTGATACTGTTTACCATCTTGGCGATGTAGTCATTCCTCGCGCATCGTTAAAGCTTCTTGCTCGTCTCAATGGAAGAAAGATTCTCATTCGCGGCAATCATGACCAAGGCGCGTTGAAAGACTATTTGCCATATTTTGAAGACGTGCGGGGAGCGTTTTTCCATCCATGCGACAGTACATTTCCTAGCGGCTTAATTTTTACGCATATTCCTGTGCATCCATCGTGTCTGTCTGGTCATTACACGGGCAACGTGCATGGCCATTTGCATTGCCATCAAATCTTCACGGATGATGGGAAAGTGGATAAACGCTATTTCAACGCTTGCTTAGAAAGGAACGATTTTGCTCCAGTAGCATTTGAAGATATAAAAGACTTTTTCCGTCGTGAGCGAGCGTCGAACGTTCAATACGCCTCTGCGTGAACCGCTCAATCCAATTATTTATCAATCATTGAGAGCCATTGATTGGCACAATGCTCAATTTTTCCTAACCATGGACCATTGGCATCTTGAAAAAGCTGCCATCATTAGACAATACGTAACAGAACTAAAGGCTTGGATTTATGCGCAGGAAGAAGCTATGGAGAGTGTGGGCAAAGGCTCTAGGGAGCAAGGAGAGTAATTGCGACAAGGAAGCAGATATAGTGGCAATTGTCCGCACGTTTATTTTTGCTTCGTATTTGATTACAAATATTGCGATTGTTGCCAATGCCGTGCGCCACTGGAATGACAATGAATGCACAGTGCGGGCAATAAAGAAAGGGGCCTGACGGCCCCTTTTCTTGCATTAACGCCTTACTAATGTGAACAGCAAGCAAATGCCGTGATATGGTAAAAGGCGTGTCGGCTTTAGAATGCTACCACAACGGCAGCTCAAAACCAATGGGGCTTGGGCACATAAGCAACGCCACGATAGACAAGCGAAGCCATTTGAGCTTCACGCAGACGAGCAGCTTTTTCAAGCTGCTGCTTGATCAGAGCAAGAGGGTTCATGATGGTTCCCGATGATGCGCAGTCCCGTTCCGTACCGCGCTGTTCATGCGCCCCATCGCTGGGGTGAACGTTTCTTTAGCTTAGCATGATGCCCCCAGCAGGACTTGAACCTGCAAGCCTTTCGGCAGCGGAGCTTAAATCCGCTGTGTTTACCAGTTTCACCATGGAGGCATGAGGAGCGAAGGTGCTGAAGGCGGGGCTTCAATCCGCCGTTCTACAGCTTTTAACCATGGGTCGGCCCATAGCCTTCGATCCATTGTGGCAACGAACAGCATCCCCCGATACTGTTCTTTGAAACGCTGGCCAGCGTGCTTCGCGAAAGCTTTGAAATCATAACACGATGATGGTCAGGCGTCATATTCTCTTAAGCTTTCACTGCCGTCATGGTCTGGCATGTAGTCGTCGTCAGTGGCGTCCGCTTCCCAAGAGCGCTCCAACTGCTCTTCCTCCTTTAGGCGCTTGGCATGGGCCTTTAACTTGGGGAGCAATGTAGGAATGTATAGATGTTCTGCAGCAAGAAGCTGGAGCGAGGTTTGCCTACTAACAGGAGCATTTTCTAATAGCGCAACAAGAAATTTCGTTTCCTGTATGGTTAATTTGCAATAAGTCACTTCACGACGGAACTATTGTTTGAAAATCATACTAGGAAATTAAGCTTTCGATCCAGCCAATGTCATCATCTTTACTTGCGGCAAGAATGGCACCAGCCATTGCAAATGCCAAGTCGTCAATACCAGTGGCTTTACCGCCAGTTACGCTCCATTGTCCACTCGGTTTGTAAACCACAGTCAGATTCTTAAGCTGCATAATTGCTTTTTCGTGGCGATAGACATTAATTTGCCCTGCATTGAAAAGCTCCCGCATTTTACTGAAAGCCTTCATTTTTGAACTGACGGTCCAAGTTAGTTCCGTAATGGGCAGGTCACTGGCCAAGCTTTGGATGGTGCCAGCGCTATTGAACTGGTCCATCACAATGGTGTCAAAAACATATAGGCGATGTTGTTCCTTAATCCAATCCTCCACTGCATTGATATTAACTTCCATCCTTCCATTGATTTCAAAATCAGCTACGAACGAATGGAACTTATCCACGACGAGAGTGCCGTTTTCATAGTGAACAATGCAAGCAGTGTAGTCGTCACGGCCAACGCCACCACGGGCGGGGTCAAGGGCAAGGACGTAAGCTCCTTGGAATTCAGGACGTGGTGGCAATGCTGCGCGGCGATCATCAATGCAGGCATCAATCACATCACTATTCACCAGCGCGGAAAGATTACTGGCGAATTGGGCTCCATATTCAACTTTAAATTTCTCGGGGTCGCGTTGCCTCTCTGTGTCAAGAAACTCTTGCGAAATACTTGGATTCATCTCCCACGTTGGGAGATTAATCGCTTGCATAAAAGGAAAGCGTCCTGATGATGCTTCCTTGAAATGCTGATAGAAGATACCGTCAGTTAGCCATGGTGAGGACAGTTCAAGGATGCGTCCTTTCCCGCCGAACTGAGCAATGGCAGGAGAGAGTGCGTCATAGATGCCACGACCTCCACTGTTTGCGTCGCCTTCAGTGGCAAAAGCAAGTTCGTCAAACACTGCTCCGGCACAAGCAAGACCACGAGCAGCACGGCCTGATGTAGGGATGGCCTTAAACACGCAATTGTTGCTTAGTTCAATGATGTCGGCAGTTTCGCGGACAATTTCTTGAGCAAAAGGGCTTTCAATGATTAGTTGACGGATGTTATTGAGGGCGATGCGGGCCTGGTCTTGACTGTTTGCCACTGTCACCACATACCATCGCTCCCCCTTTCGTACCTTACGTCGATATTCTTCTTCAAGGACGAAGCACATATAAATACATGCCACTGCGGCCATTAATGTTTTGCCGCTTCTTCGTCCCAATGCCCACACTGCATGCGATTTTCCTGGCTGAAAAAAATCATCCAGAATACGAGCTTGAGCTGGATAAAGTTCTAAGCCAAGAGCGTGTTTTGCAAATTGACTACAGGTAAGATTCATTTGTATTTCAACAGAGACAAAGATGATAGTTCAGTTTTAGGAACGAAATAAGCAGGGCGTCCACCCGCTGGATCTTTCTTCCATTGCTCCTTCATCGCATCGGCAGCTTTTATCCAGCCATGGATGAGCGTAATGCGGTTTTCAATTGTGACAAGCACCAATATCTTATCTGGACTTTCGTCAAGTTGCACTATCAAATCGTAGTAATGCTTAGAGCGAGTTTTAATGTCAATGTTGGGAGGAAGATCAAAAGAGCCGCGCTTTGCTTCTGTTTCCTGATAAAGCTGGTTTTCCATTCCAAGCATGACTGCCACTGCCATTTCTCCTGCAGCTCCGAGCATGTGATAGCGAAGAGCTAGTTCCCCCTTTTCCGCTTTTTCCCCACCATTGTTTCGGCTTTTTCTGCATTGCTGCTCGTTAATAGCCTGCCTGCGAAAGGCTTCAGCGCGAGCACGCTGTCGTTGATCGGGAGTGAAAGCAAATGTGAGAGGCATTAACCAGTCCATGATGGCCAGCTTCTACGACCAATGTATCCAGGAATTAGACTGAAAGCAATACAACATAGCCATCAGCGTTCGTTATGGAAGGCGAAGCAATTGATTTAGGGCATGCCACTGCTGGTGGCATTCGCGCGGACGGCCTTCAAAACGTGCTGATTGGCATGGGCACTGGTCGGGACAAGGCGCAATACACTAAAACCACTGCCACTGTCTTCCTTGCCCAGGAAGAACTGGAAAATCTCTATGGCGAATGGCTTCCCCGCCGCATTGTTGATATCTACGCAGACCAGGCCACGAGAAAGGGCTTTAAAGTGTTGTTTGGTGGTGATGGTGTAAGAGCCGAGGAAGTACAAGGCATTGAGCAAACGATTGAAGACCTCTACATTCTCGAACACCTCAACCTCGCAGCCAAGAACTCCCGCCTTTACGGGGGTGCTTGTCTACTTCTTTTTATTGACGATGGGCGTCCCGCTTACATGCCTGTCGATAAACGCAACATACGTCGTATCGAAGAAATTGAATGCCTTGATCGCTGGCAAATTGCCCCAGTTATCAACGAAGAAAACTTATACGACTATTCAAAAGCCACTTATTATCAGATCATCTCTGGAGATTTAATTAACGAGCCGACGCTTTCTTATATTCACAAAGATAGGATTTTGCGGTTTGATGGTGACTGGCTGCCTTATCGCGTGAGGCAGCGTAACTATGGCTGGGGCATGAGCAGTTTGCAAACTGTTTATGACAGTTTCCGTCATTATTGGACTGGCCTCAATTCTGCTGCCACTCTCCTCACTGAGTTTGATATTTTTGTTCATAAAGTGAGGGGCTTGGCGGCAATGCTTGCCGCTGGCAAAGAAAGCTCCATTCGTGATCGTTTGCAAGTGAACGACATGAGCAAGAGCATTTATCGCGGCTATGCGATTGATGCCGAAAAAGAAGAGCTTGAATTTATTAGTCGTAATTTCGGGGGCATTGGAGAAATCCTTGAAAAGCTGCGCGTAGATATTATTGGCGCCAGCAAAATTCCTCACACTGTGTTATTTGGTGAAAGCCCGAGCGGACTTGGTTCTACGGGGCGTAGTGAAGAGCGTGATTTCGCCAAGATGCTTTCTGATTATCAAAGCGTCCATTTCAAGCGTCCGATGAAGAAACTGATGGAATACATCATGCTGAGCAAGGAGGGTCCAACAAAAGGAGAAATGCCCGATTCATGGCGCATCTCCTTTAATCCATTGTTTGAGCTTAATGAGCGCGAAATGGCTGACGTGCGGGCTCGTGTGGCGGCTGTAGACGGCCGTTACATCCAGTTGGGTGTACTGAGTCCTAAAGAAGTGGCAGATGCCCGTTACGGCGGTTCTGAGTGGAGCATGGAGCTTATGCTCGATCCGTCTGTCGTTCGCGAGCTACCCCAAACTGCAGGTTCCACTCAAGGTGGGGGTGGTTCCACTCAATCCGGGGGTGGAAAGCTAGCAGTGCCGCCAGGCGGTCGCGATCCTTTGAACGAAGAGAATGGCACGCTTCCCATGGATGGAAGCAGGGAGGTAGAAGATAGCGCCGCCGGTCTTTTCTTGCCTCGTGACTTAGAAGAGATTCGCGGCGACGTGACTTTCACTGACAAGGAGCTTCATTCTCGTGCAGTGAGCGCTGCAAAGGCTAAGTTCAAAGTATGGCCATCTGCTTATGCAAGTGGCTATGTCGTGCAACAGTACAAGCAAATGTACAAGAAAAAGCATGGTTCATTGGGCGGTGCTTTTAAAAGCGATGAAGGTGAGTTGCACGCCGATGATCTTGATAAATGGTTCAAGGAGAAATGGGTGAGGATTGGAGCCAATGGTGAAATCCTTGGCCCTTGCGGCGCTCGCGAAGAAAAGGAAGGCAAGCCGAAGTGTCTTCCCCAAGCAAAAGCTCAAGCCATGAGCAAAGAAGAGCGCCAAACAATCGTGCGCCGCAAACGTGCAGCCGATCCCGATCCTGAGCGTAAGGGGCCTGCGAAAATGGTCAGCAGTAAAACGGACGCCATTGAG